GAAAATGTTAAACACATTAATAAGCAAAGATTACATTTATTAAGAATGGCTGGAATGACGAATAATCCTGAGTTAAATCCCATTATTAATATGAGTTTTGAGGAAGTTATGAATTTGAATGTTACTCCTATTCCAATTGAAGAGGATATTGCTAGACAAAAGCAATTATTGCCTAGGACTGATGAAAAGAAAAATGTTAAAGCTCATGCTACAAAGCAGCAGAAGGAAGTTCTTATGTATGGACAGATGGATATTCCTGTTGTTAAAGAAAGAAGAGTTTTTGAAGATGCTTATAAGGAACATATTTTTAAGTTAGAAAAAGAAATTGAGTTCTTGAAGAAAAATTCAGGCCCTACTGATTTTACTTTTTACATTAATGCTGCTAAGCAACTTCAGTTTTTCAACTTTACAGAGCCGAATGATAGATGGTCTAGTTTTGTTAGTAATAACTTTATGGAATTGATGAGTTATTATTCAGGAGATTCTGATGCTAAATTAATTAAGTCTGCTCTCTATACTATTTGGAGTCCTCAAAATATTCCTGATGACCTTAAGAAATTTGGCTATTGGCTGGAGTTTGTTTATATGAAGTTCCTTGCTATAGCAGCAGATACAGGTCTAGCTTTTGAAGAAATTTGGGGCTATTACAGAACTATGAGCTTTAAAGAGTCCACTGCAATGTCATGGCAACTTATTAAAAAGTATATATCTATGGAGCTCAGGAATTGTAGACAGATTGCGTTATCTACTTTCACAAACTTCTTTACATTTGGTAATTTCTTTGTTAACACTTTATTGAGAGTTATTCCTGCTGTTATTACGGCATTAGTTGCTGTTCAAGAGATTATTCCAATGAGTATTGGAAGAGTTAAGATTCATAGAGTTAAACCTAAGAGTAGTACAGATCCTCCTAAGGCTTCTGTTCCTGAGATAGTTATTGGAACATTCGAAGGACATTCACGTACTCCTAATATGAATAGTTATAATGTTGCTTCTAGTTTTTATAAGAATAATCAATATGCTGCTTGTGTTGAAGTAGATGGTCAATTACATTTTCTGAATAATGTTGATTTTTATGTCGGACATAGAGCTTTAGTCCCAGGACATTTTGTTTTATGGGCTGAGCAACAAGTTAAAGAAGACCCAAACACTAAACTTATTTTGTATAGGTATAGTACTGGTAGAACTATTACTGTGCTCCTTAGACATATTAGAGCTATGCATTCATGATAGAGCTATTGTAATATTCAGTGAGAAGTCTGGATTACATAATCATACTGATATGAG